TCTTTAATCTGCTTCATGGCGGCAGCAAGTTCAGAGGCAGGAACAACCTGTTCTCCGGCGGCGACAGCAGTAAGACTTCCTTCCTGGTATTGCTTACGCCAGAGAAATAACTGGCTGGCTGCTACACCATGTTGCCGGGCAACGAGGGAGACCGTCATCCCCGGTTCAAAGCTCTGCTGAACAATTGCGATCTTTTCCTGTGTGGTACGCCGTCTGCGTTTCTCCGGCCCTAAGACATCAATCATCTGTTCTCCAATGACTAGTCTAAAAACTAGTATTAAGACTATCACTTATTTAAGTGATACTGGTTGTCTGGAGATTCAGGGGGGCAGTCTAAGAATCTACAGGAATCTTTTCAGTTTTTAGAGCCCATACTTTAAACTGGTAATGATGTGGTTTATCTCCTTTAGGAGGACATGCGCCACCAAACCCAGCATAGCCAAAATCATTTCGGCCTTGAACAGCACCAGTCGGCAGTTTTGTTCCATCACGTCTCCCTGCATCAACGGGCAAATATGTTACTGTTGCTGGAATATTAACAACAGTCCAATGCCACCAACCACTGCCTGTAGGTGCATCTGGATCATATACAGTTACGGCAAAGCTTTTGGTACCTTCAGGAACACCAGACCAGGTTAATGAGGGCGATGTATTACCACCTTCACACCCAAATCCAGAAAAGACATGAGACGTTGTAAGTTGCTCTCCTGTTTTTATTTCATTACTAGTGACCTGAAATGCTGCAGCCTGCGCAGAAAATGTTATGAATGCCAATACAGTTGAAACGATAAGTGTTTTCATAAAAACCTCTTTGTTATGACCTATCGTTATTTTATTTGATATTCCTTTATCTCATTATGCATAAAGGCGCAATGTTCATGCAAAAGCAATCACAATTGTACCCCCAACCCAATTATTTGCCACAATATACACAAAGCACATTGATACTATCTAAAAACTCTGCTTTATTATTAGTAATACCTACGAAAGTCGGTGTTATTTTTTAACCTACCATTCAAAATACGTGACATACACCATTTTGCTCATAATAATTTGTCACGTATTTTCAGTATTTGAATCTGCGACCAAGAGTTCTCACCTAACAAATGATTAAGATTGTATAGCTCATTTACTACCCCAATACAGCCGTACAAAACTCGCTTGTGGGAGCAAACAAAGTAATTACCCATTAAGTTTCGTCAAAGATAATTAATTCTGTCTTGCACTTTATCACCATAGCATAACTTAAAATCCGAGATCATTATTTAGAAATAAATCTCACCATCAACCATATATTTGAGAGCACTTATCGCCTGCTGGGCGGATATTACTTTCATTAAAGGATAGTGTTTAAAAACAATGCCATTCATAAAATAGATATCACAGGTTTTATTATCCGTATTAATTATGATTTTTTCGAATGTTTTATAGGCAAGTGTACGGCATAACTCTCGTCCATTTTTACTGGTTAAGTCAATAGCATAAAAATCACTGAATGAATTTACACCTTTACTCTTCAAAGTTTTCAATGATACCGAAGCCCTTCGTAATTCCTTATCTAATAGTCTTATTTTCTCTGCTATAGCGGTAACTTCAGGCGCGACAGACAATGCAACGATTAAATTATTAATTTTCATCTGAAGCTCAATAATTTTTAACTCTAAAGTTTCATTAGCATCTTTCTTGTTTTCAACTGGTTGAATTTTGCTACAATTAAAAAGCAATTCATTAATGATATTATAATCAACCAAATCTCTTTTTATTGATGGCCTGTCACATCGATGTAATCTTCTCATCGGACAAACATAATAGCCATGCAAACTTCCAGATACCGCATGAACAATCATGGTATTACCACAAGCCTCACACTTCATAACTGTTCGAAGTAGATTTATTAGCATAGGATTCTTGCTACTATTGCTAATACCAAAAGGTGCCAACCGAATTTCCTGTACAGCGTAAAACAAATCATCTGATATGACTCTGGGATAATAACCAGCGATTTCACTTATCCCTTTCCCTCTTGCACGATATGAAGGTACGCATATACCTATCAGAGCTTTATTCGCTAATAATTTTTCAATTACAGAAGGTCCCCATACACTTTCTTTTCCTGAGAAATTCTTTACAGCATGATCATTTAAATACTTGGCTATTGCATTCAATGAGCGCCTTTCCATCCTGAGTTTAAAAATTAGCTCAATAGTTTTCACCCTGTCGGGGTCTGGAACAAAAGCCGTTCTTTTGTCATCTAAGGAGAGCCATCTCGGACAAGACGCCGTCATAATCGTACCTGATTCCAGTGCATCCTGCCGTTTTTTCTTCCATGATAATTTAACCCGACTTGACTTTATCTCGCTTTCTTCATTTGCCCTTTGTGCTATAAGTATGGCTTTTATTAATGAATATGGCTCATTCAAAGAGTCAATATTATAGACTGTATTGTCGCAAAGAGTTATAACATCAATACCGTGATTCAAAATCAATTTCAGACGTTCAATCGCTTCACCGACTTTTTCTCTTGAAAGTCTGTCCAGACTTTCAACTAACAATGTAGTTCCTGGCAATATATAACCATGCTCTATAGCATCTAAAAATTCCGAAAAAGCTCCTGATTGTGCATGCTTTCCTTTGAATGCACTTAATCCTAAATCTTCATATGTTATGGTATCAAGATAATAATCACTATTTACCTTTAACCATTCAGCAATAAGTCTTCTCTGTCGGTTTAATGAGTCGCCAGACATCTGACCTGGTGATGAAAATCGCATATATGCTATGGCTTTTTTCATGGTGACACCTGCTAACGTATGCTTTTATAAACCTTAGTGGTGGGATATAATTTTTGTTTAATTTTTATTTAAAAAGACAATTAAGGTCACATTATCTTGAATATACAACAATAATCGTATTGCAATTTTCTTACGCCATAATCTTGAAAGCACAAAAGAATACATAAAAAATAAAGACATTAACAAAAAGCATAAAACGAGGCTCATATAAATATAAGAGCCTCCATATTTTAGTCGTTTAGAAACAAATTATTTTAATGTGGTGTGCTTCGTGACAATAAATTAATAACCAACACACCGGCACAAAGCAACATCATGCCTATAATGGCTGGCAGGTCCAGCCGTTGGCCGAAAAATCCCCATGACAGTAAGCTAATCAGGACAATACCGACTCCTGACCAGATACCATAAGCAATCCCTGTAGGAATATAAGCCAGCGTCTGAGCTAATAACCAGAATGATGCACAATAACAAATAATTGTACCAACAGATGGCCATAACCGTGTAAAACCTTCTGAAAACTTCATTAAGGTTGTACCAATGACCTCTGCAAGTATTGCACCACCAAGATAAATATAAGGGTTCATAGCATATTCTTTCCTGTTCAAACTGGAGAGAATTGTACTACAGTTTGAACTCAACTCACCTGTTTCATCATTGTGTTCCCATTGATGTTCTTTTATATACCCTCAGTACCCGTTTCATCGCGGCACTCTGGCGACACTCCTTAAAAATCAGATTCGTGCTCACCTTTCCTTCCCGTTCTTCTCTGGTAGCGAACCGGTAATACACCGTTCGCCAGACCTTACCATCAACGACCAGGATTCCTGCCCGCGCCATTTTAGCCGCAGCCTGATTTATGCTGGTTACGGTTGCACCTGTTACCGCGGCAACGTCCTGTGCACAGAAGCTCTTATGCGTCCCCAGGTAATGAATAATTGCCTCTTTGCCCGTCATACACTTGATCCTTTCAGTCCGAACTTAGCTTTGATTTCTGCGATCTTCGCCAGAGCCTGTGCACGATTTAGAGGTCTACCGCCCATGACAGGAAGTTGTTTTACTGGTTCAGGTATCGCCTCACCACGGTTAATTCGCGCGGTCATACAGGACAGTTCATCGGCAGCCTTGCGCCGTAATTCCGCGTCAGTCAGCGCATTGGCCCGCATGTTCTGGTACAAGTTGGTAACCAACCAGTAATGCGCGTTCGATTTCCACGGATAAGACTCTGCATCCGGATACAGGCCACGCTTCCGGCAATACTCGTAAACCATATCAACCAGCTCGCTGACGTTTGGCAGCCCGGCGTTAACAGATGCTTCTTCCCGGCACCAGGCGACAAACTGCCCGGGTGATGGCAGGAATGGTCGATTCTGCCGACGGGCTACGCGCATTCCAGCGTTAACCTGTTCCATTGTGGTGATCCCGTTTTCCCGGAAAGCCAGAACCCACTGGCGGCGGATTTCGTTCAGTTCATTCTGGTCACGGTTAGCCAGGCTCGCCGGGAAAGTTGCCAGTAACTGGCTGAACACACCGTTGATGATCTGCGCTACCTGCTGTACCTGTGGCTTTTCGTCGTACTGTTCCGGCATGTTGTTGGCGATCCGGCGCATCTGCTCACAGTCAAAGTTAACCATCTGTGCGGCGATGTTTTTCATAGCTCCACCCCGTAAATCCAGTCAGTGTTCGTCAGGTCGAGTTTTGGTTTGCCGGCTGTCACGCCAGCCTGTTGCTTGTTTCGGTTGATTTCGAGCTGGGTCCACTTGTCGCGGAGTTTGGCCGGACTTAGCACGTTACCGGACCAGAAGTTGTCCTGGCATGCCCAGCGGAACAGCACGCACATGTCGCGGTGGTTACGTCCGTCACGTTCACGCATCAGGCGGATATCGTTAGCCCACCCTGCAAAATTCGGTTTTCTGGCTGATGGCGCGATGGTCTTCACCATGTCAAACATCCACTCTGCGGCGGTCAGGTCTTCTGCTGTCCCCCACTTGCTGCCGCTCTGAATTGCAGCATCCGGTTTCACCACAGGAAGATCGTTTTCTGGTTGGTCAGAGGATTCGCCAGAATTCTCGGACGAAAAAGGTTTTATATTGTCTTTTGTTAGTTTGTCTTTTGTGTTTACCTGATTCGGGTAAACGCCTTTACCTGATTTGGGTAAACTTTTTTTACCTGATTCAGGTAAATTTACCTCTTTCAGGTAAACTTTATTTTTCTTACCTGATTCGGGTAATGTTGACCATTCACTGACCACATTATTAATGCCGGTATTCCGCCCGCTCTGAATAAAAATCCCACGCTTTACCAGAACACTTTTTGCAGCAGAACACTTGTGCGGCAATATCCCGGTCAACTCGGAAAGTTGCTCGTTGCTCACCCAATCCAGTTTTTTATTAAAGCCATATGTTTTGCGCATGACAGCCAGGAAGACCAGAAGCTGGTGCTGTGTTAATCCGGCCAGCATCACAGCTTCCAGCAACTCATTTGCAATGCGCGTATAACCATCATCGAGATCTGCCACACGCGGCTCCTTTTGTGCCGCATCCGGCACTGGAAAATTGAATATCTTAGCAGTGTTTGCCATAATTCCTCCCGCAATGAGTGTGTTACGATTTGCACCTGAAAGTCGGTTCTGTTCCCGCAGACCGACTTTCGCCATTTTTGAACCTGTCATATTGCCCCCAGCATGGTGGTGACCATCGCCATCAATGGACCAGCCAGATCCGGGTCCACTCGAAACATCGACACAATGCCTTCACTCATCTCCTTCAGTTTCTGGTGGCGTGGTGCGTTGAGAATGACAGCCTGTTTTGCCTCACTGAGTTCCTTTTCCATTTCAGCCAACCTAGCCATAAAGCTATCCTGCTCAACCAGGTAACCGCGATATTCCAGCGGTAGTACCGCCAGAATTGCCGGGGTCAGTTCACGCACGTTATTTCGGTATTTTTCAGAATCGAATTTGTTATCGAGGAAGCGGAACAGCTTCTGGCGTGCACGGCTGACATCATCAGGGAAATCGATGGTGCCGCCGCCCTGCTCCCGATACTCATTCACAATGAGTGCGGCAACAACATCCTGATTATCTGCAGCCGACCAGGCGCGGACGGCATCACGGATTTTTTCGTGGCCTGGAGCTTGTTTTGTTTGAGAACGATTTATCACCGCAGTCGGGCTAAATCCGCTAGTCTGTTGGTATGTAAGTGGTTGCATAGTCATTGCCTTATCAGTTAACGCCGCAGTTTAGGCGGCAGAATTACTCGCGTTAAACAATGGTGCGAGGTCGGGACGAATATCTGCTGGTTTAATCTTTCCACCAGTGGCTGAGACAATTTTCATTACATAGCGGGCATCAATTCCGCCACCGTGTAGCCAACGCCAAACAGTGGGTTGGGCTACACCGCATAGATCTGCCAGTCGTTTTTGACTACCTGTAATACTGATTGCGAGTTGAATGGTTTGATTTGTCATTATCAATTCCTATTGGTATTGCAACGAATAAATAATAGCAATGCGTATTAATCATAACAATAGCAAAACGTGTTTTGACCATCAATACGCAAGCGTATAAATTAAAACTTATGAAAAAAGAAACTCTTGCTGATCGCTTAAACCTAGCGATGGAACAATCTGGAATGTCTCAAGGCGCTCTTGCAAAGGCGTCTGGCGTAGCTCAACCCACAATCTGGAGACTGACAAGCGGCAACGCGCGCGGCTCAACAAAAATTGTTGAAATAGCTAATGCATTGGGTGTTCGAACAGAGTGGCTCTCATCAGGCATAGGCCCGATGAGAAATGACGGTCAACAATTAGGGAAGCCTACTGCCAACCATCCCAAATACTTCAAGATTGACGTTCTTGATATAGAAGTGAGTGCCGGGCCGGGAGTCATCAACCGTGAGTTTGTAGAAGTTCTACGCTCGGTTGAGTACTCGTTTGACGATGCTCGTCACATGTTCGATGGTAGGAAGGCAGAAAATATCCGCATCATTAACGTGCGTGGTGACAGCATGTCAGGAACGATCGAACCAGGTGATCTGCTGTTCGTTGATATCACGGTTAAATCTTTCGACGGTGATGGCATCTATGCGTTTCTGTACGACGACACCGCCCATGTAAAGCGCCTGCAAATGATGAAGGATAAGCTGCTGGTTATCTCTGATAACAAGAGCTACTCACCGTGGGACCCGATCGAGAAAGACGAGATGAACCGGGTGTTCATCTTCGGTAAGGTTATTGGGAGCATGCCCCAAACGTACAGGAAACATGGATAATCAGTACTGTGCTGATGAGTCGTTTAGGGGATAGTAAATTTAATTAGAATTAGACGAGAGCGATTTATGGATTGTGACGCTTTACAGGATATAAAAATCTCTCTTAGGTATGACGGAAAAGATGCTTTAAATCATGAAATAGATTTGAACTGCCTAGGAGAATCCCTAAAGGGTTTTTCTAAAGTTCTCTCAACAGCAGCTTCTTTCTCTGTTACACAAAAATATAGTAAATACATTAATTATCAGGAAGTTAAGGTTTACGCACGCGAAGCAAAAGCTAACTGCTTTACTCTTGAAGCAGTTCTTAACTTCGCCACTCAGAACCAGTTGTTCTCGGGGATCGCCGCAACTATACTTGGCGCAATACTACAATATATTTTTGCGAGAAATTCTAACAAGAAAGATGAAATGAAAGCTTTGCAGCAGTCACTTGAAAAGGCCATAGAGGCACTAGGAAACAAGGATGCTGGAACCATTGATAAGTTGATCTCTTTGATTGACCGAATGGCTGTAGAGCTTCGCCCCTCTGTAAGGCAGGCAGTATCACCTATTGGTAATACTTGCGATCAGATAAGTGTTGCAACAAATGTTGACGGCTGCCTTCTAAAAGTTAACGAGAGAGATAAAGCTGAAATTGATAGGCTTGATGATGATGAAGTTCTCGGTCTTCGTGAGTATCGTGCTTTTCTTACAGAATTTGATGCACAAAATATGACAGCTAAAATAATTTTAGATGGTGATGACTCAAAAAAGAGAATCACTGCTGAAATTAGCGATCCAGCTGCAGGAAAGAAGAATAACCCGTATATTAGAGCTCTTAGTGCATATATATCAACCAAAGGTGATCCATCTGCAGTATTCACTATAACCGCAAAGGCTACTGTTAAAAAAGGCCAGATAAACAGGTTATTTATTGTAGATGCGAAATGATTTCCCCGGCCGTCGTGCCGGGTTTTCTTTTGCCTCCCCTCATCACACACCGTTCAAAAAACCACCACAACCTCCCTTCAGTTATCGCTATGCGATGCAAGTCACAAAATTAATTCTTTTTGCTATCAAACAGTTAATATCAAAACACATCAATCAATAGCTATAAGTATTGATACCGCCAATAGCAATAGCTATTATTACCATGTCGCAACAACACAACGATACGGCAACCACCTGATTCACCGTTGCGATGACCGCTTAGATCCGCAGCTTGAATTTCGGCAGGCTCCGGGGAGTGCGAGGGGGGAAACGGACGCGTGAACGTCGGTGTGACCAGCTGAAATCAACTCAACTCAACACCTCATACCTCAGTCGCTTCAACGAGGCGGCTTAGTTATGACAACCGGCGGCCATCCACCGCCTGAATACGCGCAGAAGTCTCTATATGTTCAGCAGCCCAGCTTACGGGCAGGAGTTTTTATGGTTCATCAACATTACGGAACGCAGACCGTTAATCGCGGTGCGGTCATGCCAGGAATGCTGGTCAAACACAAAGATGGTACCTGGACTGCATCAGCTAATTTACGCGGACGGCTTTATCTGCATCGCGGCATCGAGCGCACTTATACCCGCGACTTGCTCGTGGAAGTTTTTCTCGACGGGCGCGGCAACGGTCTGAATCACTAATCCCCTTTCCTGTTTACCTAATCAGCCCGGCATTTCGCGGGCGATATTTTCACAGCTATTTCAGGAGTTCAGCCATGAACGCTTATTACATTCAGGATCGTCTTGAGGCTCAGAGCTGGGCGCGTCACTACCAGCAGATCGCCCGTGAAGAGAAAGAGGCAGAACTGGCAGACGACATGGAAAAAGGCCTGCACCAGCACCTGTTTGAATCGCTATGTATCGATCATTTGCAACGCCACGGGGCCAGCAAAAAAGCCATTACCCGTGCGTTTGATGACGATGTTGACTTTCAGGAGCGCATGGCAGAACACATCCGGTACATGGTTGAAACCATTGCTCACCATCAGGTTGATATTGATTCAGAGGTATAAAACGGATGAGTACAGCACTCGCAACGCTGGCAGGGAAGCTGGCTGAACGTGTCGGCATGGATTCTGTCGACCCACAGGAACTGATCACCACTCTTCGCCAGACAGCATTTAAAGGCGATGCCAGCGATGCGCAGTTCATCGCATTGTTGATCGTCGCCAACCAGTACGGCCTTAATCCGTGGACGAAAGAAATTTACGCCTTCCCTGATAAGCAGAACGGCATCGTTCCGGTGGTGGGCGTTGATGGATGGTCCCGCATCATCAATGAAAACCAGCAGTTTGATGGCATGGACTTTGAGCAGGACAATGAATCCTGTACATGCCGGATTTACCGCAAGGACCGTAATCATCCGATCTGCGTTACCGAGTGGATGGATGAATGCCGACGCGAACCATTCAAAACCCGCGAAGGCAGAGAAATCACCGGCCCGTGGCAGTCGCATCCCAAACGGATGTTACGGCATAAAGCCATGATTCAGTGTGCCCGTCTCGCCTTCGGATTTGCTGGTATCTATGACAAGGATGAAGCCGAGCGCATTGTCGAAAATACCGCATACACTACAGAACGTCAGCCGGAACGCGACATCACTCCGGTTAACGATGAAACCATGCAGGAGATTAACACTCTGCTGATCGCCTTGGATAAAACATGGGATGACGACTTATTGCCGCTCTGTTCCCAGATATTTCGCCGCGACATTCGCGCATCGTCAGAACTGACACAGGCCGAAGCAGTGAAAGCTCTTGGATTCCTGAAACAGAAAGCCACTGAGCAGAAGGTGGCAGCATGACACCGGACATTATACTGCAGCGTACCGGGATCGACGTGAGAGCTGTCGAACAGGGGGATAATGCGTGGCACAAATTACGGCTCGGCGTCATCACCGCTTCAGAGGTTCACAATGTGATAGCAAAACCCCGCTCCGGAAAGAAATGGCCTGACATGAAAATGTCCTACTTCCACACCCTGCTTGCCGAGGTTTGCACCGGTGTGGCTCCGGAAGTTAACGCTAAGGCGCTGGCCTGGGGAAAACAGTACGAGAACGACGCCAGAGCCCTCTTTGAGTTCACTTCCGGCGTGAATGTTACTGAATCCCCGATCATCTATCGCGACGAAAGTATGCGCACCGCCTGCTCTCCCGATGGTTTATGCAGTGACGGCAACGGCCTTGAACTGAAATGCCCGTTTACCTCCCGGGATTTCATGAAGTTCCGGCTCGGTGGTTTCGAGGCCATAAAATCGGCTTACATGGCCCAGGTGCAGTACAGCATGTGGGTGACACGAAAAGATGCCTGGTACTTTGCCAACTATGACCCGCGTATGAAGCGTGAAGGACTGCATTATGTCGTGGTTGAGCGGGATGAAAAGTACATGGCGAGTTTTAACGAGATGGTGCCGGAGTTCATCGAAAAAATGGACGAGGCACTGGCTGAAATTGGTTTTGTATTTGGGGAGCAATGGCGATGACGCATCCTCACGATAATATCCGGGTAGGCGCGATCACTTTCGTCTACTCCGTTACAAAGCGAGGCTGGGTATTTCCCGGCCTTTCTGTTATCAGAAATCCACTGAAAGCACAGCGGCTGGCTGAGAAGATAAATAATAAACGGGAGGCGGTATGCACAAAGCATCTCCTGTTGAGTTAAGAACGAGTATTGAGATGGCACATAGCCTTGCTCAAATTGGAGTCAGGTTTGTGCCAATACCAGTAGAAACAGACGAAGAATTTCATACGTTAGCCGCATCCCTTTCACAAAAGCTGGAAATGATGGTGGCGAAAGCAGAAGCAGATGAGAGAGACCCGGTATGACAGCCACGGAATGCATTTTTCTGGCAGCGGGCTTCATATTCTGTGTGCTTATGCTTGCCGACATGGGACTTGTTCAATGACACCTCAGCAGGAAAACGCCCTTCGCAGCATTGCCCGTCAGGCTAATTCTGAAATCAAAAAAGCCAGACAGCAGTTTCCGGATAAAAACGTCGATGACATTTGCCGTAGCGTACTGAAGAAGCACCGTGAAACGGTAACGCTGATGGGATTCACACCGACTCATTTAAGCCTGGCGATCGGCATGTTAAACGGCGTCTTTAAGGAACGGTGAACATGAAAAGCAAAATCATCAGGGAGCTACAGGCTCCTTTTTTATTGTTCGCATTCATCCTCAAGCGTATTAACCAACAATTCAGGGATTAATGGAAGATGGCAGACATCATTGATTCGGCATCAGAAATCGAAGAATTACAGCGCAATACAGCAATAAAAATGCGTCGTCTGAACTACCAGACTGTATCCGCAACTCATTGTTGTGAGTGTGGCGATCCGATAGATGAGCGAAGACGCCTGGCTGTTCAGGGTTGTCGGACTTGTGCAAGTTGCCAGGAGGAGATCGAACTTAAGAACAAACAATGGGGACTGTGATGGCCTCAAAGCAGCAAATTTCAACATCGTCCAACTGAGGTGTAAAAATGTTCAGAATCATTTTTCCTAACACCTGGTACGTCGACCACCACGGCACTCCCTGCAAAATCCTGCGTTCTACCCACAACAAAGTTCACTACATCCGAAAAGGCAGAACATGTATCGCCAGCATGTTCCGCTTTAATCATGACTTTGAACCTGTGAATAAAGCTGATGCAGATCGGATAGCAGAAGAGATCGAAACGGCAGAACACATTAAGAAGTTACGTGACATGCGTTCAAAAAGCAGAGGTAACCATGGAATCATACAGCCTCACACTCGATGAGGCCTGTCAGTTTCTTAAGATATCCAGACCAACCGCCACCAACTGGATACGAACAGGCCGCCTACAGGCAACACGTAAAGATCCAACCAAGCCAAAATCTCCTTACCTCACAACACGGCAAGCCTGCATTGCGGCGCTTCAGTCTCCGCTGCATACTGTCCAGGTGAGCGCGGGTGATGGCATAACAGAGGAAAGAAAATGTCACTCTTCCGCAGAAATGAAATATGGTATGCCTCGTATTCGCTCCCGGGCGGGAAACGAATTAAGGAATCTCTTGGCACAAAGGACAAGCGGCAAGCTCAGGAGTTGCACGACAAGCGAAAAGCAGAACTCTGGCGAGTAGAAAAGCTAGGGGATTTACCTGATGTCACTTTTGAAGAGGCCTGCCTAAGATGGCTTGAGGAAAAAGCTGATAAAAAATCTCTCGATTCAGATAAAAGCCGGATTGAGTTCTGGCTTGAACATTTTGAGGGTATAAGGCTTAAAGATATCTCGGAGGCAAAGATTTACTCTGCTGTAAGCAGAATGCATAACAGAAAGACGAAAGAAATATGGAAACAGAAAGTTCAGGCCGCCATCAGGAAAGGTAAAGAACTGCCTGTTTATGAACCAAAGCCAGTATCAACTCAGACAAAGGCAAAGCATCTTGCCATGATAAAGGCCATTCTCCGTGCTGCAGAACGCGACTGGAAGTGGCTGGAAAAAGCGCCTGTCATCAAGATACCAGCGGTCAGAAACAAGCGAGTCAGATGGCTGGAAAAGGAGGAAGCAAAACGCCTTATTGATGAGTGCCCCGAACCACTGAAATCTGTCGTCAAGTTTGCGCTGGCAACTGGTCTGAGAAAGTCGAACATCATAAATCTGGAATGGCAACAAATCGACATGCAGCGACGAGTTGCCTGGGTGAATCCAGAAGAGAGCAAATCAAACCGCGCCATTGGTGTGGCGCTGAACGATACCGCCTGTAAAGTGTTGCGTGATCAAATAGGCAAGCATCACAAATGGGTGTTTGTACATACCAAGGCGGCTAAGCGAGCAGATGGAACATCAACGCCTGCGGTCAGGAAGATGCGCATCGACAGCAAGACATCATGGCTATCAGCTTGTCGTCGTGCAGGAATTGAAGATTTCCGTTTCCATGACCTCAGACACACCTGGGCAAGCTGGCTGATTCAGTCAGGCGTCCCATTATCAGTGCTTCAGGAAATGGGCGGATGGGAGTCCATAGAAATGGTTCGTAGGTATGCTCACCTTGCGCCTAATCATTTGACAGAGCATGCGAGGAAAATAGACGACATTTTTGGTGATAATGTCCCAAATATGTCCCACTCTGGAATTATGGAGGATATAAAGAAGGCGTAACTGATTGAATTGTAATGGCGCGCCCTGCAGGATTCGAACCTGCGGCCCACGACTTAGAAGGTCGTTGCTCTATCCAACTGAGCTAAGGGCGCGTTGATACCGCAATGCGGTGTAATCGCGTGAATTATACGGTCAACCCTTGCTGAGTCAATGGCTTTTGATCTGGTTGCTGAACAAGTGAACGACCGCGTCTGATTTTCTGATTTATTTCGCTATAGTGGCAAACAAACGCACACCGCTGCGCGTCTGAATCAAGAAAACCCGTATTTTCATGTATCAAAGTACAATTTACCGCCCTAACGGAAAATTGTCCGCTCCTATGAGACTGGTAACTATGAAACCAACGTCGGTGATCATTATGGATACTCATCCTATCATCAGAATGTCTATTGAAGTTCTGTTGCAAAAAAACAGTGAATTGCAGATTGTCCTGAAAACGGATGATTACCGCATAACCATCGATTATCTCCGAACCCGTCCTGTTGATTTAATCATTATGGATATAGACTTGCCCGGAACAGACGGTTTTACCTTCCTGAAAAGGATCAAACAAATCCAGAGCACAGTGAAAGTGTTATTTTTATCATCGAAATCAGAATGCTTTTATGCTGGCAGAGCGATACAAGCTGGTGCTAACGGTTTTGTCAGTAAATGCAATGATCAGAATGATATTTTTCATGCCGTTCAGATGATCCTCTCCGGATACACGTTTTTTCCTAGCGAAACGCTTAACTATATAAAAAGCAATAAATGTAGTACGAATAGTTCAACGATCACTGTGCTATCTAATCGTGAAGTGACCATATTACGTTATCTGGTTAGCGGATTATCTAATAAAGAAATTGCCGATAAGTTATTACTTAGCAATAAAACAGTTAGTGCGCATAAATCTAATATTTATGGCAAGCTAGGTTTGCATTCAATTGTAGAGCTTATCGACTACGCCAAATTATACGAATTAATATAATATTAATTATAATTGATCATAAATATCGCATCCGCTTTCGCCACACCTGGCCGAACACCGCTGGCTAACGCTCGATAATTGGCAAAAAAGTTTAGTGTGACATTGCCATTTGCATCTACTTCCTCAGTCGGGCTCGCCTCCCCCAGTGCGAGCCGGGAGCGATCGCTATTACGTAATTCGATGGCGACGGTTTGTGCCATTGCGGGATCATCCAGAGCCAGCAGGTTGGTATCGGATGCCGGCGTTCCCGTAAATAAAATCGCAACTGAACCCGGAGGACATCCCTCCAGCCGCAGGCTAAAAGGGACGAGTGCCGTGGTATCGCCAGCGTTCAGTAATTGTGTCGTAGGCCATCTGCCTAAATCTACCGTCTTATCAATATCCGCTGTGTTTACGGTACAGGAGAAATCAACAACGTTACCGTGCAAATTGATATTAATCGTTCCTAAAGGGTCAGCTGCCCATCCACTGGAACTCCACAGTAACCCGCAGAAACAGCTAAAGAGTACTCTTCTCATTCTCCGTACCTCATTGATAATCGACGCGTAAATACCCCAGCGCGCTAAATGTCACGAACGGTGCAATAGTGATCCACACCCAACGCCTGAAATCAGATCCAGGGGGTAATCTGCTCTCCTGATTCAGGAGAGCTTATGGTCACTTTTGAGACAGTTATGGAAATTAAAATCCTGCACAAGCAGGGAATGAGTAGCCGGGCGATTGCCAGAGAACTGGGGATCTCCCGCAATACCGTTAAACGTTATTTGCAGGCAAAATCTGAGCCGCCAAAATATACGCCGCGACCTGCTGTTGCTTCACTCCTGGATGAATACCGGGATTATATTCGTCAACGCATCGCCGATGCT